TGATTCACAGCAGATGTGGTTCTGGGAAGTTGAGTCTATTGTAGACTGTGCTTATCCTGCCGAGTTCAAGACTCTTAGAAAACATTATGGAACTAGGGAACCAATTCCAGGCGCATTGATCAAAGAATTTGATTCTGGTCCGTTGGGAGAAGAAGGAACACACGAAGCCTGGATCACTGATCGTGCAGGTATTGTCAAAGTCTATGAAGCGGTCACAGAGTTCTGCGGATTTAGTGCAATTGAAGCAGGAAAGACCATGGGTCTTTTCCCCTACGGTAAGGCAAATCCAGACATCCCTCCATTATTTGACGATTCCGGTATTGAACCTTTTTCGAACAGAAATTTAATTGTACCTAAGTATCCAATGAGCGGTACAGTTAATCAAAACCTGTTTAAAGCATTAGAAGAAAATCCTACAGAAATGGATTCAGATTTTACACTGATGCAGAATCGAAGAGATCTTGCATATGCTGTTCAAACACAAACGCAAGAGCAGGTGCTTAGATTAATTAAAATGGCTGTAGAAAAGAGCGGCAAAAAGAAAGTGGTTATGAGCGGTGGGTATGGTCTTAACTGCGTTGCCAACTACTATTATCTCGAAGAATTAAGAAAAGAAGGCATTGAATTTTACGTAGAGCCGATTAGTAACGATGCTGGTACGGCTATGGGCGCAGCATTGACTATCTGGCACAGCATGATGAACGATACTACTGTTCGTCCTTACGGTACACTATATCTTGGCCCAGAATATCATTACACTGAAGCCGACCTGTTGGAAAAAACCAGCGACGACAGTATTGAAATGATCGATGCTGGCCACAAAGATGTTGTTAAACTTCTTCGAGAAAAGAACATTGTAACAATATTCCAAGGTCGTTCAGAAAACGGTCCACGTGCTCTAGGAAACCGTTCAGTATTATTTGATCCAACATTCCCAGACGGTAAGGATTATGTAAACACAGTTAAACGTCGAGAGTACTTCCGTCCGTTCGCAGGAAGTATTCTAGAAGAAGATGTGCATGAGTGGTTTGATCTACGCGGCATGAAAAACAGCCCGCACATGATGTATGCTGTAAATTGCCAGCCAGGAATCGAAGAAAAAATTCCTTCGATTATCCATGAAGATCACACATGCCGTATTCAAACAGTTAATAGGGAACAAAATCCTCATTACTATGATTTAATCAAAGCGTTTAAAGATGAAACTGGGGTTCCAATCGTATTCAACACCAGTTTCAACTTAGGCGGAGAACCGCTAGTAGAAACGTTAGATGATGCTATTTGGACCCTTAAAAACTCTGATATAGAGTACTTGTATTTGCCAGAATACGGTAAACTAATCATCATTAAAAATCAGTGAGCCAAACATGCGTTAGCCCGATAAATATAATAACAAGGGCTAACAAATGTTAAATTTCGCACGTTTCTTTTTCCAGGGTTTAAAAAATACCCTAAGACTACAAAATGGAGTAAATTTTTCCTATAAGGGACCTTGGGTCCCAGTTATAGGAGAAACTGTTATCGATGAATGGTATGTAGGCGATTTTATGGCCGCAGAATATACCGTAGTAGTTGACGTTAACAACGGAAATAAAGAAGTTATCAAAGCACTAGTGGTTGCAGGTCCCGAAGTTGCATCTTTAACTATTTTTGGCCGCACAAATACCAATACAAATCTGCTAGAACTTTCTGCTACAGTTAATTCATCAAAAGTTTCAGTTATCGCAAGTCCTGCATTTAGTGTAGATGGGTCTACCCAGGATAACAGCAGTCTGCTACAGGGCGGAAAATTGATATATTCCGCTAACTATTACCATACGCAGAATGACCTTACTCCATTTTAAACCTCCGGCTAAATATAGTATCGCAGTAGTTGACGTTGGAGTGAAGCGAAAACATGACAATTAATTATATTCCCTTAGAGTCTAAAAGCGGCTTCAAAAGTCCGGGTTTTAGAGTATCTGAAACAGGTAATCTAACAGTAGATGGTTCCGTGAACTTTAACGGACCTATCAACACTTCACAAAACTTCACAATCAATGGTATTGTTGTTATAGACGACACTGATTCGGTAGTTAGCCTAGGCAACAGTATTAGAAATAGCAGCCTCACAAAATTAGGTGTCCTTGAAGGTCTTCAGATAGATGGAGATTTTACTATTGCTCAGGGGTCATCTCCGTACTTTAATGTCGTAAACGGGCATATTGAAATTGAAAGTTTCGCAGCCACGGGAAGAATGGATAACATCGATATTGGCCTTCAGCATCCGGCCGATGCTAATTTTAAATCAGTGAATATTGGTCCAGGCGACAGTACTGGAGAATTAAGTGTACAGGGCGACATCATTGTAACGCAAGGAATACAGGTTGGCGGCGACATAACTGCATCTGGGAATGTAGAAATTACAACTACTCCTACCCAGAATAATCATGCAACAAGAAAAGATTACGTAGACTCTAGAGCGACTGCATTTGCAGTAGCGTTCGGAGCATAAGGATAGATTAAATGGCAAAGAAACAGATTAAAAAATATGTTTTTGAACCAGGTATAAGCAAAGATGCGAACCTGTTTCCTAAGGCAGTTGCACTATTAAGTGCCAACAAGGCTTTCTTACAACAACAGGTTGTAGCATTTATTAATAATCAAATAGCAAGCAATACAGCACCGTATAACGGATATACATATGCATCTGAAAAGTGTGTAAGAGATGTAGGATTTTTTATCGATGCGATTTTACACGATCTAAGGTACGGCGGCAATGTAAAATGTAGACAGGTCGCAGATTATTTCTGGATCGATGGTGAGCCACAGATTCGTGGAGATGTTAGTCCAGAAATTACTGGGCAGGCATATTTAAGAGACACAATCAACAATTTTATTTTTACTAACACTACAGTTTCTCCATCGTATGGAAACACAGTATCGCAGGTTAAGATCACAGGCCAGAATGCAGAAACTGGGGCCTCAACAAGAAATTCAACATTATGGAGTGTGTTCAGCGACGTAATTCAAAACGGATTGCCAGCGATGCCGGCGAAGTCAACCGGTGTTAGTTCAATTAGATTAATTGGCAAATATGATCCTAGCGAAATTCTGCTAATCACTGATACTAATAACGGAATCATTTTATATAGTTTTGCGGATTCTAATAATACTATAACCTGCGAATACAAACAAGGGCGCAGTAGCGGCAACGGAGAATTGTTAACTGATGTAGATTTTCCACGTTGGTGGCATACATCAGATACCATCACTACAATTAAATTATCTGAAGATACATCAACATTATCTTCAGGAGCAGATATTCAAATTTTCGTAGAAGAGCCTGCTCAAACGATTCGTCCTTGGGAGTTTGGAACTGATGCTATTGAGCGTATGCGTGTTGCCGCCCCACAGGCCATGCTTGACGCTGACTTTGAGTACGGACTACAACCAACTAAGTGGCAAGCACTAGGACTTGTTAGGATGTATCCTTCGGTATACGAAGTACCGGGAACTGACCTAACTATCGCATCTATTACCACTGATGCTTCGTCGAACACAGGATTTTTTGGTTCTTCTTTAATTACGGTAACAACTACAGGTACACATGGATTTTCTGCAGGTCAGCCTATCACTGTAAAAGGCCTTTTATCTACAATTAGCGGTTTTGCTAGAGCAGAAGGTTCCTTTTTAGTTTATAGTGTTCCTAGTTCTGTATCGTTTACCTATTATGCATCTGCTAAAGTTGGTACCAGCGCCGGAGAATCATTGTTTACATCATTTGCGCAGATTAGACAAGCAGGCTTTTACACAGGTGCGTCAGTAGGAACACCTACATTTTCATTGTTCAGTAACGGTACTAATTTAAATGTTACATCAAAATTTATAACTGCGTCTGGTTCTACCACTATCGCATTTGATGGTTCATCACCAACTTCTGGATCTCCAGTTTCAGGCTCTCCAGTATTTGTTCAAGGTACAGCAGTTTCTGGAGTGATCGGTTCTTCAACAGTTAGTGCAAGAGTTAAAACTACTACAACATTAACTGATACTAGCATTGAATTAGTTGATGCTACCGGAGTCCAACAACAAATGGCCGTATCATCTGGCAGCGGAACAGCATTGTTTATTAACTCGCTGGCAGGATCTACAATAAATCTTTCTGGCGCAATTGCAGCAGTATATCAAGGTGCAGACGGTTCAAATGCTGGTGTAAGCGGTACGAACGTCGCACCAGTCGGTGTCGGTGCAACATTTACAGTATCGAGATCTGCGGGAGTTTATACGGTAGAAGATCCAGGCGACTCTACTACTAACGGACAAAATTATGCTGTTGGTGATAATCTATTAATTTTAGGAACTAGTCTAGGCGGTGCGTCTCCAGCCAATGATATTAACATTAGTGTAACTAACGTTGACTCGGGTGGCGGCATTAACAGTTTCACATTCACCGGCACAGCAATCAGCGGAGGTGCAACCTATACCAGCGTAGCACAATCTAGCACTTCCGGTATTGGTTCTGCTGCTACATTAGATGTAACAAGAGTAGGCGGAACTGGTGCTTATTCTGTGATCACAATATCTAGTGGCGGAGCAGATTATGCTCCTGGTGATACTGTAACGTTTTCGGGTGCCAATCTTGGCGGTGTATCTCCAGACAATGATATTCAAATTTTAGTCGGCGGCGTCACTGCTGGCTCGATTGTAGACTACACTATAGTTGGATCACCGATCGGTGTATCCGGTGATGCATCTTATCCTGCTGAACCAGCATCAAACATTGCCAATGCCGGCGCTGATGCAGTATTCACAGTAACTAGGACTAGCGGTAGTTATTCTGCAGTTGCTACTGCTGTAGGAACAGGATATGTTGCAGGCAATAGAATTCTTATATCAGGAACAAGTTTAAGCGGAACATCGCCATTAAATGATTGTACACTCACAGTTCTCAGCGTAGGAGCAGGGGTGATGACTGTATCTGCATCTGGTACGCCATATGTTGGAGATCTCTTGAATGTTTTCCCAACTATGACTATTAGTGAACCTATAACCAGTGCGTTACCAGCAGACACTGTGTTAAACGTAGGTGCTATTCCTACCATACAGGTTGATTTTAGCAGTAACCATGGTCTAATACCAGGAACAACTATCTTAACCCAGATTACATCAAATCCTGCCCCAGCCTTTACGTCCACGGCAAGAACATTGTCAGCATCATTGACTTGGACCGGTGTAACATTTCTCGGAGGCACATTTGTCGCAGTAGCCACTGGAACTAACGCTACATCTAGATCTATAGATGGAACAATTTGGGCCGCAGGAGGAAATTTACCTTCTTCTACTACATGGACATCAGTGGCCTCTGGAGCAATCGGCGCTACAAACTATTTTGTTGCCATAGCATCTGGAGGTACTGCTGCTGCGTATTCTACAGATGGCGGCCAATCTTGGACTGCATCAACACTACCGTCGTCTTCAACATGGTCTAGCATCGCTTATTATAACGGCGCATTTGTCGCTGTGGCATCTGGAGGTACTGCTGCTGCGTATTCAACCAACGGAACAACATGGGCAGCAGCCACACTACCGTCGTCTTCAACATGGTCAGATGTAGTTGGAGGATTGATAGGAACATCTGCATACTTTGTTGCTGTGGCATCTGGAGGTACTGCTGCTGCTTATTCTGCAGATAACGGTGCTACGTGGACAGCCACAGGAGCCTTACCTGCATCAACTACCTGGAGCAGTGTTGCATTCGGAAATAATAGATTTGTTGCCGTAGCCAGAGGAAATACTAACGCTGCGGTTTCTATCAATGGCATTACATGGACAGCCGTAACTTTACCTTCGTCGGCAAACTGGAATTCGATTACCTTTGGTGATGACAATTTTGTCGTAGTTGCAGACGGCGGAACTAGTTCTATATATTCATTCACTGGAGACACTGGTTCATGGTCGGCAGGAACACTATCTTCTAGTTCAACATGGGAAGAAGTTGCGTACGGTTCGTATTCAGGATTAGGTACATTTGTTGTAGTAGGCAACAGTTCTGTAGGAACGAGTATTACCCTATCGTCAGCCAATCACCAGTTAGCCACTGGCCCTCATGTTATCGCACAGGTGCCAAGTTCAACGTCTATTCGATATTATTCAAGAACTACAGGAACAATCGATGTTACTACTCAAGGTTTAACTGGCGTAGTTTATGCAAGACCAGATGCATTCTTTACTCACAGACCGTTCGACGGCGGTGTGCAACTAGGAACTGGTAATCCAACTCACGGTGCTCAAGCAGTTCGTCAAAGTAAAAAATATATTCGTTATCAATCTGGTAAAGGTATGATGTATACTACTGGAGGTTTATTTGCTCCTAGTTACAATATAGCATCAGCAACTTCGTCTGGTCTTACTGTTAATAGTTTAATTACCTTTACCACAGATGATACTGATCATGGATTACAGCCTGGTGCAGAAATTGAAATTATCGGAATGGTATCGTTCGAGTATAACGGAGATTATGTTGTTGATAGCATTATCGATGCTAGAAGATTTAGAGTTAGATCATCTGTGGTGTTGAGTGATACTACAGGAACGCTAGGACCGGATGCTAAGATGGTATTAAAACGTTGGCACGGTTCTTCAGTCAAAATTGGTGCATTTGATGAACAAAACGGTTTGTTCTACCAATACGATGGACAAGAAATGAGTCTTGTAAAGCGTTCTAGTACGAATCAATTGACTGGAACTGTTTCGATCAACACCGAAAGTAATCAAGTCATAGGTAACGGAACTAGATTCCAAGACCAATTAAAGGTTGGAGATAAGATCGTAGTTAGAGGCATGAGTCACATAGTAACTTCTATCACTAACCAAACTTCTATGACTATGGCCCCCGACTGGCGTGGCGCAAACTCAATCAGCGGCGCTAGAATAGCAATTACCGAAGACCTGTATATTCCTCAGAGAGACTGGAACTTAGATCCAATCGACGGTTCTGGACCTAGCGGATATAACGTGCTACCGTGGCGTATGCAGATGTTAGGTATGCAATATTCGTGGTATGCTGCCGGCTTTATTGAATGGATGTTGCGTGGAGCAGACGGTAAGTTTGTATTCCTACACAGATTAAGAAATTCAAACGTAAATACCGAAGCGTATATGCGTACTGCTAACTTGCCTGTTCGCTATGAAGTTGAAAATAGAAGCGCAGTAAGTAAATTATCAGCCGCAGTAACATCCTCACAGAGCACGTTGCCTCTAACAGATGCTTCGAGATTTCCATCAAATGGTATTGTTTATGTAGATAATGAATTAATCAGTTACAGCGGTAAGAGTGGAAATATCCTAACTAACTGTACTAGATCAGCATCGATGAATCAGTTTACTGCCGGACAGAATAGAACAGTAACTGGTGGTTCTGCTTCAAACCATGCTATAAATGCCGGCGTACAGTTAGTAAGTTGTACCGCTAGTCCGACGATCAGTCACTGGGGTTCTGCACTATTAACTGACGGCCAGTTTGACACAGATCGAGGATATATCTTTAACTATGCTGCTACTGGTTTGAGTATCGGCCTTGCTAAACAAACTGCATTTATGATTCGATTAGCACCTAGCGTATCTAATGCATTAGTGGGCGATCTCGGAGAAAGAGATCTATTAAACAGAGCGCAATTATTGTTGAATGAAGTTGCTGTTACATCTGATACAGGCACAGGCGCTGTGGTTGTTGAAGGTATTTTAAATCCAAGAAATTATCCTACAGATCCTAGCAAAATTACCTGGACCGGCCTAGCAGGTTCGGGTGCTGGTGGACAGCCAAGTTTTGCTCAAATTGCACTTGGTGGTTCTATTAACTGGGGCGGTGTGCCTGCTACTACATCGACTGCTACTGTTCAGGGTTCTCTTACAACTACGATTACTGGTAGAGCATTCACAACAATTACCAATACTATCGTTGCTCAAAGTCAGCCAGCAGGACTCAGTAGTTATAATAATGCTATTAGTACAGGTAGAACAGATTTTGTAATTACAAATGCAGCATATGACGCATTATTAAGCACAACACCTTTAAGAGTTGGTGATACATTATCTATGAGTTCTGCTGCAACTTTAACCAGTGTTCAGATAATCGGAACCGGTGGTCAGTTTCAGTGTTCGAGTACCAATTTAGGCGTCGGTATGACAGTAACTCTTACCGGTAGCGGAACTAACTATCCTGCCAGCGGAACTATCCAGGGGCATGTCAACCCTACTACTTATAGAATTTCTGCAACTAACGGATCTACAACGTTTACATTAACCACGTTGGGGGGGTCTGGTATTAATACCACATTAGGTTTTCCGGCAGGAACATTTACCCTCAATAACTTTATCGGTGCCGGCCGTTCGATTACAGCCATTACCAGAGCCTATTTAGGCAGTGGCTTTACTAGAATTGTAATGAACTCTGTGGGTAATAATACTTCTGCAGTAGGAGCGGCCATTAGTGTGGTAGTCACTAACAGTATTTCAACCAGTTATGCCAACTGTATCAGCACTGCACGAAACGACTTTTTGGTTACAAACACAGATTGGACCAATTCTTTTGCTCAGGTAAGTGACTCATTGAGTTTAACAACCTTTATCATCGGAGGTCAAAGCATTGCTAGTGTAACCACAAGTTATGCTACAGTAGCCGGTGTTTCTTACACCAGAGTAGTAATGACTTCTAATGGTAATAACATATCAGGATTTAATACTAACCAAACTATAACTATCCAAGCAGCAGGCACTGCTGCGAGTTATGTGAATACCAACTTCTTGTTCTTTACCTCGGCATCATGGAACGCATCAGGCGCTACTACAGGTACACGAGTAGCAACATCATTTACACAGTTTCCGGCAGGTACTGCAACATCGGCAGTTGTTGCCAGAAGACTAGGATTAACCACAGTTCAGCGTGTAACATTTACTCAGACATCTAGTGCTACCATTAATGCGGCAGCAACAGTAACATTCCAGTTTGGCGATCCTCAGTTTGCATTGCCGGGAGAACAGGTATTCTCGTTCGTTACTAACCCCGGTAGTACAACTTCATTGAGCCTTGTAGAATTGAAAGAATTAACTACTACTGCGATTGGCGGTCGAGGTGCTTTCCCTAACGGGCCAGATGTACTCGCTATTAATGTGTATAAGGTTACGGGAACTGCGGTGCCAGGATCGTTGATCCTTCGTTGGGGTGAAGCGCAGGCCTAAATTTTAATTTGGCCTCGTTCCCAATTAGTCAGAGACTCGGTAATATGTTTTCTTATTGAAATTATTTCGTCTCGAGTCTCTTTGACATCTGCACCAAGTTTATTGCTGACGAACAGTGTTTCGTGTTGACGGTCTAGATACATAACAAGTTCTTTAAGATTCATTAATTTATTAGTCAACTCTTGTTGTAAATTTCCGTCAGAAACTTTAGAAATACGATCTTGAAAAGTCGTATATTCTTTTTTAAATCTTTCGCTAGATTGAATAGTTTGCATCATTTGTAAGCACCAATATTGTTTCTAATTTAGTTTTAGTAATATCACTATTTAATGTTGTGCGTAACCCGCCATGTATAGATTTAGGAAGATCATCAATACTAGACCAACAGAGTGTTTTAACAGACAACGTAGTAAATTCTTTATCAACTAAACAGAGATAAGTGCCGTATTCAAAACCTTTATCTTGACTTACATAAAGTTCTATAGGTAAAATTTTACCTTCTTTATATGATTGGAATATTTCTTTACAATCTTCAAGAACAGTCCCTTGCCTGCCAAATGTAGGCACAGTCCATTTTGAATCTTCGTGTATTAGTAAAATTCTACCTGTATCCTTGGCAAGGAACAGCAATCCGGCACGTTTCTGCATCAAGTATGTATCAAGGATCTAGTTCGAATCTCCATGATCCTGAAGGATATTCTCCTTCGAACGATTTAAGCCATTGATCTCCAGCCCAACGATATTGGAGCCCAGTTTTGAGATTGGTAAAAATTAATTCTATAGATTCAAATTCAGTATTGTCTGCAGGTAATAACATATTATCTGTTGCAGTAATATTAGACAATGCCCTATAAACTACTCCATCATAGACTACTAGTTGATTTTGGGTATATACTACAGTAGAAGAAGGAATCCTAGACATCGTCCATTCAGGTAAGAGGTCAACCCATTCAGATCCGCTCCATTCGATTATAGTGTTATTACGGATTCTAGGATCTGTGCTGTTGAGATTTTTCCATGCATCTGGACCGTCGTAACTATCTCTAGTACTGCCGTCAAGAGGATCTTGTCCATATTTCATTAGACCTCCTCTGTTTACGCTAGGATTCACATCGTCGAGCATAAGATATCTAGTGCCTGCAGGAATATTCGATCTAGATCCAAATGTTGTTACAGGATTAAATTTATAAGGATCAACAATAGCATCAATAGTCGTCCTTCCTCCGGGATATACACCACTATAGATCGTTGTATTAGAAGGTCGATCTTCGATAGTGACTACTAGATATGTAGTGTCTACTTCATTGATTGTAAATCTTCCTTGTAATTCTAATCCATCGGGTTGTCTGAAATAAATTTTAGAAACGCCTGGCCTATAGTTTCCGTATAGGTCTAAAATTTTATACCAGTCGATTCTTGGCCCAGATTTGGTAGGTGTATCTAATCCTATTGCCGATACTGCTTCACTAACATCGAGTATAGATACATCATAATCATTTGCATTACCATTGTTGCTCTTGAGTAACAATACTCCATACTTGTCGTAGGTATTTCCGTGACCTCCTAGTGTATTGCTGGCATTTAGATCAATTAATAAATCGTTTAGATCTAACAATTCACCGGTGCTATCAAAAATATTGAATTTAATATTCTGTACGATGCCTAGTTTCTTAACTTTAGCAGGGGTTGATATGTATATAGGTGTAGTAAATTCTAAAGAGCAAATGTCAATATCAGTGTCGGTGCCTTGGGGAATAGTTCTAGAACTAAAATTTACAGTATCTAAAGTAACAGTGGTCAAACTGGTCCAATCGATATAATTGTCTGTGGTCTGAATTTCAAAACTTGGATTAAAGAAAACTAGTATTTGTTCTAATAGTTGAAGTTTTTGATCAGTGTTACTGGTCCACAAATCTGCTTTTAATTTTAATTTGTAAGGTGTTGGATGCAGTCTTTCTACAGTATAACTACCACCTTGATGGTTTGCATACTCAACAACACCGTTTTCGTTTGTGTATGCCCTTTCACGTATGTGTACTTTACTGACAAACGAAGGATCTGAAAGTCTCGATGTGTCTAGTTCTAGACCTGTAATATAACAAGCGATCCTAGGCACAGTAGGCATTTTATTTTCAGAATTTTCTCTAATAATAGATGCAACCTGTCTGGTTAGATCTCCGTAAGTAACAGGCACATGGCGCTCTTCAGGAGTTTCTCCGCCTGTTTTATATTTGAAACCTATAAAAAAGCGCATGAACTGTGTTACATAACGCCTCACCTGACCGTCATAAAAGAAATCCATTATTCGTCTGCCTCTGGTCTCAGAGCCTTGCTAAGACTCTGTTTCTGTTTGATAACTTTTCCATCAATAACATCAGTGTTAGTGTTATTAATGAATCCTGTTTTTTGTGTTTTCCTAGCGTCTTTACCTTCGAACCTTTCTCCGGAAACAACATCACTAGGACCAAGATTGCTCATTGTCATTCTAACATCATCCTCGTATTTTACCCATCGCTTTCCGTTGAATCTAAACAAACGTTGCGGCTGGTAGTCAGTTCGAAGATGGAACTGTCCAGGAGAAGCCACTGAAGGGAATGCAATTCCTGACGAAAACGGAGCACCGTTGGGAGGAATAATATCACCGTCCCAAATCTCTGCATTATTATCTCGTATCGGAGAATTCATTGCTGCACTAGCGGTATAGCCAGTGTAGATATAGTTGCCGTCTGAGTCTGTTAGATAATTTCCATTCTCGTCGGTTGCTCTATGTTCCAATGACACAGGAACGTCTGTCCCGTCAGCAGTAACTAGATCAATTTTTCCGTCGTCGGTCTGAGCAATACTAAAGAATCTAGTCGTATCAAATCCGCTCTTCGGAGAATCTGCTTCTGCTTGATCAAGTACTGCTTGAGTGATTTGCATTTCTTTTTCATACGTTGACATGATATCACGCAGTGTAGAACTAGTCGAGTTTCCGTTTTCATCGACCATTGCTTGATCGAGAATCTGTTTAAATTCTTGACTATCAACTAATGGTTTACATTTAGCACGATACAGATGTGGATACCAAGTAACGGAAAATCCTTCTGCTGCCCTAGTTACTTCTTCGATAACATAAAACCTCTTCAAGGCAAATTGCAGATCATTAAGAGCGAATTCATCTTTTAGGTGAGGCAACTCTAATACATCTCCAGCAATAATTTTCCTGCCTATTTTTTCAACAGTATCATTTATGTGGAACGTGATAAAAATAGTGTCGTTTTGCAAAAATAAACCAAACTGACTCAGATTAAAATCTGTGTCTTGTAGACTATATACACCTCTGAGTATGTAAACATCCGGATCGTACTTACGATCACGATTTTCTAAAAATAATAAATCTTGGATATTTGCAGGATTGTCTGAAGTATAACTAGGTGTTGTAGGACTATCGCCCTGCACTGAAGAGCCCGGACCTAGGTATTTGTGTACAAATACGTCCGTGCCGCCAACCTGGAACATTTCCCAGATGGTTTTATCGATGAATTTAAAATCGTTGCCCTTTTCTGGGCGGTATAGGCTTAATCTTGGCATGTATGTATTTACCGGTACGATAAATACTATATGACCACTAATTCACAAGCCCGACAAGAAGTCTATGATTACTGCAAAACTATGCTGGGTTCCGGCATGATTGATGTAGAATTAGACCCTATACATTACGAAACAGCCCTAAATCGTGCGCTAGGAGTCTTCCGTCAGCGCAGCGATAATGCTGTAGAAGAAAGTTTTATATTTTTACCACTACAAGTCGATACTAACGAATATCGTTTACCCGATGAAATTCAGCAGGTTAGACAAATCTACAGAAGAAGCGTAGGTTCTAGAACCGGCAGTGGTGCAGGCGGTACTGTATTTGAGCCCTTTAATTTGGCTTATACTAACACATATCTGTTAAGTTCCACAAACATGGGTGGTCTGTTAACCTATGAATTATTTGCACAGTATCAAGAATTAGTAGGAAAAATGTTCGGCAGTTACATTAACTTTACCTGGCATCCGCAAAGTCATACATTGGTTATACATCAACGTCCGAGAGCAGAAGAAACTGTGATGTTATGGGCGTACAATAGCAAACCTGATTTTACTATTATCAAAGATGTGTATGCAGGACAATGGATTAAAGATTACTCTTTGGCTAATTGTAAAATGATGTTAGGACAGGCACGTGAAAAATTTGCTCAAATCGCTGGTCCTGCGGGCGGATCAAGTCTTAACGGAGCCGCACTCAAAACAGAAGCCCAAACAGATCTAGATCGTCTAACCAAAGAACTTGAAACAGCAGTTCCGGGCGGCCACGGTTATACCTGGATAACTGGTTGACCTTTATAAAATAATCTAGTATAATATCTCTAACTGAGGAGATATTATGATCATAGGTATTTGCGGATTTATTGGCAGCGGCAAAGACACAGTCGCTGACTATCTAGTTAACTTTCACGAATTTAGACGCGAGTCATTTGCCAGCACTCTCAAAGATGCTGTAAGCGCGGTGTTTGGATGGGACCGAACGCTGTTGGAAGGGCGTACCAAGGAAGCCCGAGAGTGGCGAGAGCAAGTGGATCCGTGGTGGGCAGAGCGTCTAGACATGCCTACACTTACTCCTCGTTGGGTCCTGCAATACTGGGGCACAGAAGTATGCCGCAAAAGTTTTCATGACGATATTTGGATCGCTAGCCTAGAAAACAAACTCCGTAATTCTAAGGATAGCGTAGTAATTTCCGACTGTCGTTTTCCTAACGAAATCGCAAGCATTAAAAATGCAGGTGGCAAAATTATCTGGGTTCGCAGAGGTGAATTACCACACTGGTATAATCATGCATTAACAGCGAATTCCTTGGGTAGTAACGTTGCCTATAATGAATTAAAGCGACTTAAGATCCATGCCAGCGAAACTGCTTGGGTGGGCACTGACTTTGATCATACTATAGATAATGACGGTACTGTTGCTGATCTTTATGCTAAGATTGCATCAGTAATCAGCAATGAGGTCCCCTTGACGCCAACTGATGCCCTCCTTGTGAAGCACCTGAGCACAGTTGGCACAGATTGTTTTTAAATTTGTAGGACGACAGTTATCTAAATTACCGTCTATGTGAAATACTCTAAATACCTCAGTGTGCGGGCTACGATGTCCGCACTTTTCACATTGCGATTTCATTTTGTAGCCAGCACGTTTCCATCTAGGTACTCGATGATATAACCCGTGAGCCATGCAGATTTCGCAGAGGCTTCGATAATAAGCCTTACTATTTTTATAGTAATTCAACGCTCTAGGGCGTTGTCCGCATTTACATAAAGGGCGCATGTAAATATTTACACCTTTTCTTCCCCTTTTTCTTTGGTTATACATACTCCTTTTTATTAGATTCCGCTAAATACTTTGAGCAAAACTATTACCAGGAGAATCGGGAATGGCACTTACATCACCAGGCGTACAGGTCACAGTTATCGATGAGAGTTTTTATACTCCAGCCGAACCAGGCACGGTACCTCTCATTGTGGTCGCAACGGGACAAGATAAAACAAACCCAGCAGGGTCAACTGCTACCGGAACACTAGAAGCAAATGCAGGAAAAGCATTTAAATTAACAAGTCAGAGAGATCTAACTACTTTCTTTGGCGTTCCATTTTTTGAAAAAACCGCAACAGGAAATCCTGTACATGGCGGAGAAAGAAACGAATACGGATTGTTAGCAGCCTACAGTTTGCTATCATCATCAAACGCTGCATTTGTTGTAAGAGCAAATGTAGATCTTAACGAATTGGAAGGTACTACCGATATTCCCGGTGCTGAACCTGCAGACGGTAAGTGGTGGATTAATTCTGCTACTACAGCATTCGGAGTTCACGAATGGGATTCGAGATCAGTATCAGCAGGCGGGCAGAAGTTTACTTCTAAGGCTGTGACTGTTTTAACTGACGACGATTCATCAAAGATCGAATCATACGGACCATCATTAATCAGCGGATTATCATATAATAGACCAAAAGGATCTGTAGGTTCAATTGGTGATTACGCTGTTGTATTTGAAACTGTTGACGGCAGCGGCGCATTTGTCGGCAATAACGAAAATGCTAGACTTTTCTATAAGTCAGCAGGCAATAGTTCTGCAGGAATTTCTGCAGGTGAATGGGTATTAGTTGGTACTCCCGAATGGTGTGCCAGCGTTCCGACTGCAATTGGTTCTACAGTTACTAGTCTAACTGCTGCAGATACATTTAAGATCAACGGAACTACAGTTACAGTTCCATCCGGCGCTACACTAGCATTAAGATTAAGCGGACTTGCTTCTGCTATTAACGGACTTTCTATTTTAGGCGTTACTGCAACAGTTAACAACGGAAAATTATATCTATATTCCGACGGTAGCACAGAAACAGATGACGACTCATCAAAGAGTGGTAGAATTGTAATTGCTAACGATGCAGGTACTGCTGTAACAGATTTAGGTTTTTCAGCAACAACATATCTACAACCTAAACTAACACAAAGCCCACATACCAGTGTTCCTACTTACAAGAGAACAGATAACGCAGGCACATCACAAGGTTATCCAACTGGATCTGTTTGGGTTAAAACTACAGAACCAGGTAACGGTTCTCGTTTCAGAGTAAGTCGTTGGAGCGGTGATACAAAGAGTTGGATCGCATATTCTGCTCCTTTGTATGCAACATCGGACGATGCATTATATTACCTAGACAGATCAAATGGCGGTTTGAATATTCCAGTTGATTCTGTGTTCGTACAGACTAATGCAACAGAAAACTACAGTTATGCATCCCCAGACAACACTGCTGGTGTAGATAACAGTCTTTCTACAGCAGAGTGGAGAGTATGGCGCAGAGCAGCAACAGGCAATACTGTTATTACTTCTAAAGTAGTTACATCAAGCACATTGACTGCTGGTTCTAAAACATTTACAATTAAAGAATCGTTACAAGGTGCTACAGGTTTAAGCAGTGCATACACAGTTACATTTACTGCAACTGGTACTGCTGTTGACGCAGTAACTATTGCTTCAGCAATCAACGCACTAGCAATGACTCATATCGAAGCCAGCGTAACCGCTGACGACGAACTTCAAATTTATCACAAAGCCGGCGGCGATTTCCGTTTAACTGAAACCAGCGGTACAAGTCTAAGTGCATTGTTTACTACATTTAGTTTAAACACTGGTTCTGGTACTGCTAATTTTTATGCAGCACCAGCAGGAGCAGCAGACGATTTCGTTGCATCTAATTGGCAACCATTAGCATATAATGATTTCTCAGTATCTGCAGATGCTCCATTAGCAGAACCAGCAGATGGTCAATTATGGTTCAACCCAGCAGTCGGCGAAGTTGACATTATGATTCATAATGGTACAACATGGAAAGGTTATAGAAATGTAATTAATTCGTCAGACCCAGCAGGTCCTCAAGTATCTGCTACAGCACCAACAACTCAAAGCGATGGTACTGCGTTAGTTCAAGGTGATCTATGGATCAGCACAGCAGATTTAGAAAATTTCCCAACAATTTATCGTTGGGACGGTGAACTACTAGCATGGCAATTAGTTGACAAGACCGATCAAGTATCTGAAGAAGGTATTTTATTCGGTGATGCTCGTTGGGATCTAAACGGCGAAGAAAGTACACCTGCTACAATTGCAGATTTACTAGACAGCGATTTCTTAGACTTTGACGCACCAGATCCTGATCTATATCCAAAAGGCATGTTGCTATGGAACACACGTAGATCTAGTGGTAACGTTAAGCGTTATGTTAACAACTATGTTGACACCACAGCAGACAACACCAAGATGCCAGGTAGCCCATCAATGAGCAACTATTGGTCAGATCGTTGGGTGACTGCTTCTGCTAATAATGAAGACGGTTCAGGCTCATTTGGACGTCACGCACAGCGTAAAGTTGTTGTGGCTGCGATGAA